GGAACAGGTATTCGCCGGTTCCGTTGATTGCGTCGATTGGGTCCACCGGGTCGATGTCTGGTGCGTTGACCTCAACGATGCCGGTCACTGGGTCGTAGCTGAGCACGGTTCCTTCGTCAAGCTCTGCACCGCCACCGACCGCGCCGTATCCGTTCAGGTCGATTGATGCTGCGGTTGCGTCTGCTGAGCCGCTTGCTGTCTTTGCCTCTTGGCGGGCGATGAGCCGGCGGAGTCGTTCCTCTAGGTCAGCTTTTGCGTTGCCGATTTCCGGCACGATCCGTAGTCCGCCGTTGGCCTCTTCGGACATCGATACTGAGCGCACTCGGTATCGTTCGCGCGCTCCCTCTTCGTCTGCGATGTAGATCCAGTCGCCGATTTCGAAGTTGATGTATGGAACCGGGCCGTCGTCTGTGATCTCTATGATGCCGCCGATGGTCGGGTCGTCGAGATTGTCCAGCGTGCGGTCGATGGCGAGGTCGGCCGTTGTGGTGTCCGGGATGTTGGTCAGGGACAGGTATGTCTCGAGCCGGCCGTTTGCGATGATGCTTGCTGCGCGGTCCGGTGTCTTGATTTGGCTCTCCGCTGACCAGGCCACCACCGCCGCGTTCCGGATTGGTCCCTCTTCGGTGGTTTCGTAGCTGACTACGCTCTCTCCAACACGAAGAACGACCGGGTTTGCTGCGATCGTGGTGTCGGTGCCCCGCTGGATGTAGTAGTTGATGCTCAGATCGGGCTTTACCCAGATGTCGATTGCGAGCTCTTCGTGCCGGTCAGCCACCTCTGCGAGGTTGGTTCCGATCTTCTCCTCGATCGTGATGGTCTCGTTTGCAGTGAAGCTAGCCCCGCTGCTGTCGAGTGTGTTTGTGAAGGTGTATGTGATGCCCTCGAGTGCGCTTCGTGATTGGGCCTCGTCGATCAGGGTCTTCTGTATTTGCCCTACGGTTTGGGCCGTGAAGGTTCGGTCTGATGTGTAGATCACTGCGCTTTCCAAGATGGCTCGAACGCCGCGTCCTCCGATTTGCATTGTGTCTGCGGTGTCGGTTCTTGATCGGCGGATGCTCTCGATCACCCCGGCGAACACGTAGTCGGCCGAAGTTTCGCCGTAGCTGAACTTGACGATTTTGCCGATTGCGATGTCTGCGCTGTCCTCTTTCGGGATGGTGAAGGAGAACGATCCTGAGCCGCGTAGCTCGTCCACGAACCGCTTGTCGAAGGGGTTGATCAGCTGCTTGATTGGTGTCGCGCCTGTGCGATCAAAGAGGGTGACCGATAGAAAGGGTTTCACAGCCATACCGCCCTGAACGTGATGGTCATGGTCGTGCTAGCTCCCCCTGCGCGCTGGACTCGTAGCTCGTTGTTGCCTGGTGTCAGCGGAACCCAGAATGGTGTGCCGGTAGTCTGTATTTTGCCTGAGATGTCGGTTGCGCCGTCGGCTGCCGCGTAGGTGAGTGTGCTCGCTGTGAAGCCTGTTGTGACGGGGTTTGGCATGGTCATCGCTGCGCCGGTGGTGTTGTTGGTAATGATCACGCTGTTTGCCGCGCCTGGGATGCCGTAGGTGATGCCATAGATGTCGCCGGCCCCTGGCACGTTGATTGTGAAGGTCGCGTCGTCATCTACTGTTTGCGTGAACACGGTGTTTGTTGTTGATCGGAGCGTTCCGCTCGGGATTTGGATAGTGATGATGGCCCTTGCCGATGTCGGTCCGATTGGTGTGATGTCGAGCTTTGGCGATGTTTGCACCGATGCCTCTACGTTGCCCGAAGCGCGGTAGTATGTCAGAAGCCTTGATCCGCTCAGCGGGGTGTTCGGTGTAGTCAGGGCCTTTTTGAGAAGGTTGATGTTGTCGATCAGCCCCTGTCGTGGGTCTGCGTAGGTGTTGTTGTCTGGATCGCGGTCTCCGAAGATCACGATCGGGATGTTGGCGATCTTCGCGTCCCGCACCTTTGATCGGAAGATGGCTCCTGGTCGGCGTGGCACAACAAGGTTCTCGCCCCTGTTGTCTGGGCCGTCGTTGAGCTCGCTGAGATCCGTTGCGATCCAGGCCGGCGTTGCGATGGGAACCCCACCGATCTCGATGTATTCGGTCGCGGTCACTGTGTAGCTCATGCGTTGCTCCGTAGAAGGTTCGAGCGGCGAAGTGCGGCCGGGATCGATGCCGATGATGTCTCAGCCACTGGGTTGTATACGTTGACCGTGTATGCTGCCGATCCGTTGCTCTGTGATCCGATCAGGCCGCTGAGAACGTTGTTTGGCAGCACGTAGCCGCTCTTGTTTGGAACCACGATCTCCGGTCCCTGCTCTCCGACAAGATAGGCCCGACCTGGGTCTACCGGCCCGCCCGTTGCGAGCGCGCCGCCGAAGATGCTCAGTCCGGTTTTCACGGCCCCGAACACCTTTGCCAGCGTGCTGAAGCCCGGCAGCTTGAGGATGTTGCTGATTGCCCTTGATACGCTTGCCTGTAGGCTTTGGAATGCCTTGATGATGGCGTTGATTGTGTTCGTCACGCTGGTCTTGATGTTGGTGAAGAACCTGATGATGCCGTCGTATGCGCTGCGGAACGGCTTCGCCAGCGCATCCCCGATGTTGCTCACTGTTTGCTTGATCGCACCGATTGCTGTGGATACCGCCTGCTTGATCGTTCCCCAGTTCTTGGTGATGAGCACGACGGCCTGTCCGAATGGCCCAGTCAAGATGGCGAAGATCTGCAGCCAGTTGGTCTTGATGAAGTCGATCGCGCCGCCGGCCAGGTTCTTTGCTGCGTCGAACGCCCCGCTGATGATGTCCTTGATGCCGTTGAAGATGTTTGCTGTCGTCTCTGTGAAGCTGTTCCAGCCGTTGATGATTGCCGTGACCACTCCGTTTGCGATGCCGGCGATCCCCTCGAAGGCTGCTTTGGCGACGACCACGATGCTGTCCCATAGCTCTAGGAAGAACTCTTTGATGGTTCCCCAGTTTCGGATGATCAGGTAGATCGCTGCGATTGCTGCTGCTGCGGCGAGTGCCCACGGGTTGAGAAGGATGGTCAGGTTCATAGCCTTGACTACGGTCGTGATGGTCTTGACCGCTGTGATCACCTTTGAGAAAGCAACCAGGGCCGGACCGATCGCTGCTGCGATGCCGGCGATGATGACCACTGTTCGTGCCGTCTCAGGCGATAGGCTTTTGAACCCGTCGGTGAACTGCTTGATGATCGGTGCTGCCGCTTCGAAGGCATCGCCGATTGCTGGGAGAAGAACGTTTGCGATTGGCTCGAGTGCGAGCTTCGATTGGTTCTTCAGCTTTGCCAGCTGCTCCGGGAAGTCCGCCGTCTCGTCTGCCAGCCCGTTGATCGTTTCGGTGCTGTTTTGCACCTCTTGGGTGAACTCTTGGATGTTGAAGGTTCCGTCTTTGATCTGCTTGATGACGGTGGTGAAGCCCTTCGCTCCGAAGATGTCCTTCGCGAGGTTCTGTGCGCCAGCTTCGTCCCCCGCTGCGATCAGGCCTTCGATCGCTTTGACGGTATCCTGGAAGAAGGTCTCTGTTGCTACCGCCACCCCGCCTGTGCTCGCAGAGATGATCTTGTTGCTAGCGTCGATCTGCTGGGTTGCGGTGGTGATTTCTGTTTTCAGCTTGGTCACTGCGTTTTGCGCGGCCAGCACATCGCTTGTCTTTGCCTTTGGGTTGGCCCTGATCTCGTCGAGCTTGAGCTCTGCCACCTGCAGATCCAGGGTTTTCTCCTGAAGAACGCTCTGTGCTTTGGCTAGATCCTTCGTGGCCTTCTCTGCGTCTTTGTCGCCACTGACCGATGCCGCGATTGCCTTGTTGAGGCCGGCGAGAACTGCGCCTGTATTCGCTCCGCTGCTCTCTAGCTTTCCGACGAAGGCTGCTGCGTCGATTGCGCTGAAACCGAGGGTCTCGAAGGCCGCCGTTTGGCCGAGTGTCTGGGACACCAGCTCGTTGAACCCGATCCCGGTCTTCTGGCTGATCACAAACAGCTTGTCGAGTGCTGCGCCTTGCTCGTCCGCCCCGATGCCGAAGGCGTTGAAGAACTTGGTGACCTGATCTACGTCTGCAGCCTCGCCGGTGATCTGCTTGATGTCGAGAAGTTGGTCTGCGAGCTTCTGCAGTGGTTCGCCGGTCAGTCCGAGTCTCGTGTTGAGGGTCGCGATTGTCGCGCCGACCTCTTCGAAGCTTGCTGTGGTGTCTGCGGCTACTGCTCGGAAGTCGTCTTTCAGCCCCTCGAGGGCTTCTCCCGTTGCGCCGGTCTGAACCCGGATGCCGTCGAAGGCTCCGTCGATCTCTAGCCCTACGGCCACGGCTGTTCCGCCTAGTGCCAACAGAGGGGCCGTCACACCGGCTGTAAGGCCCTTTCCGGCCTTGTTCAGGCCTTCGGTGAGCTTCTCACTGAACGCCTTGCCCGCCTTCTCTGCTACGGGGTTTAGCTTCTTTTCGAGATCCGATCCGAGGCTGCCGGCGAAGTCGCTGACAAGCTTGGGCGCGATGAGGAGGTTGATGAACCCCGCTTCTATGCCTGCCATTCTGCACCGTTCCCGTTCGTGTGTGGTCCGCGCCGAACCTGAAGCCCGTTGCCGAGCATCTCTCCGATACTGGTGCCCCGCTTAGCCTTCTTTTCAGCCTTGTCCCACGGTCTTGGTATGTGGATCGGCTTCTGCTTGTTTGCGTTGGGCTTGCTGTGCGCTTGTATGTATGCGCGAAGGATTGCGTCCAGCATCTCGATGGTGGTCGCTTGTAGCTCGTTCTCTGTGCTCCAGCTGGTCCCGGCTGATCGCCAGAACGCGGCTTCCGGTGGCAGCCACCGGATCATTTGGATCGTTTCGCGGACGCCTAGCTGTTCTGCGCCCCACAGATCGTGCTTCAAGCTCCGCCCGTAGAACCGATGCCAGTCCGCCTCAGCCGCCCCGAAGTTGTCCTCGAGAAGTCGGCTGAGGCCGGTCATTCCCCCGAGTTTGTCCCGTATACTCCCGCGATGTTCTCGATGAGAACGGTCATGTCTGCGACCGATACGCCCGTTGCCTCAAACGCGGCCCACTGCTCACCCAGCAGTGTCTTGATCGCGTCGATGATGGCTTTGGTTTCTCCGGTCGATGCGGCTTCTACGATTGCCCACGGCAGCTCGGAAGGAAGCGTGTATTCCGCTCCCCCGAACCGGATGACCGGAGCTTCTGCTTTCGCTTCTGCTCTAGCCGCCCGTGCCGCATCGAGATCGATGATGCGGCTCATCGATTACGCTCCTGTGTTGAACGCGTCGTCGTCAGTGAAGAGATACCACGCGTCGGTGGTTTCTGATCCTAGAACGCTGAGTGTGATTGGCAGATCTGCTGCTGCATTGCGGACGATCTGTGTCTCCACTGAGTCTGTAACAACCGCGCGGCGAACGATGAGACGGTAGTTCTTTGTTCCGTCGTTCCACTCGATGATTACCGACCACTCTGCGAGGGCATCGCCGTTTGCTGGTGGGTAGAAGATGTAGTTTCCACCGGTCTCGTCGAATGATCCGCCACCCAGCGCGAGTGCGAAGGTGTCTGCGTTCCACTGGCGGCAGGTGAAGCTGAGATCTGCTGTGCGGCCTGTCACAACCTTGCGGATGGGCAGAAGGCTCTGGAAGGCGTTGATGTCCTCCACTGAAACGGAGAACGATGCTGATACGCCGTCTTCGCTGATGTAGCCGAGGTCTTTGTAGGCTGCGTTCAGCGCGGCTGTTGGTGTGTTGGGTTCTGGTGTGCCGACAGGCGCGATGTATACCTTACCGCCTGATCCAACCACCACTTCTGATGCGTTTGCTGCCATTCTGGTGTCTCCTCTAGATGTTTGGGTGAATGTGAGCCACGAACCCGGCGAGATACCTCGGCGTTTTCGTCTCTGGGTCCGGCGACCAGCTCAGCCCTGTTTCTTGGGTGAAGCTGGTCACGATCCCTTCTGGGAACAGTGCCCCGTCGAGTCCGTTCTCCAAGACGTAGGCCGCCTCTGTGATGAGATCGAAGGCCGTGGTCTTGTCCTCTGCCCAGGCTTCGATGCTCAGGCGTGGTGCGTGGAGCCAGCCCCGAACCAGCGGTGTGCCGCCCGCAAGCGTGACCCTGATCCGTGGGAGTTGTGCTCCGGGAGGCAGCTCTGTTGCCGCTTTGTTGGCTCCAGCGATGTCCTCGATGCCGCTGTCTGCGTTGAGAACCTGAACCACGATTGCTTCGATGTCCGGGATGCGTCCGTAGGTCACGATGTCTTGCCTCCGTATCTTCCGCCGTTGTTCTTCTCGGTCATTCCCTTGCTGATGCGTGATGCCAGCTCGGATAGGTTCTGCTCGTGGGATTTGGCGTAGATAGGCTCCCACTCAGCGCCGATGGTTTTCGCGACCGCTTCCGCTGCTCTGCTTAGGATGAAGCGCGGGCCTTTCGCGATCGATCCGTATTCGATCCAGAGTGCTTTGAAGTCTGTGTTTGCCACGATGCCGACCGATCCGCCGTATTCGCTGCCGTCAGGGTCTCCCTTGACCTGCACGGGCTTGCCGTCTTCGCCTTCAACGGTTGGCCTGTCGATGATCCGGCTTTGGGTGCCGCGCCGTCTGCGGTTCCTGCGCTTCTGGTAGGTGTCATTGAACTCTCGACGAACTTCTGGGGCGGATGCTGCTTGGGACACGAAGAGGTTGGCGTAGTAGCCTTCGTCATTTGCCTCTGCCTGAGCGAGGCCCGCTGCCTGTGCTTCTACCTGCTTGCCCACGTTTTCGATGTAGGCCCGCAGCTTGGTGCTCCTGCTCAGGGCCGCCCATACCGCGTCGAAGTCGAAGTTGTCGAACTCGAACCCTGATGGCTTCACACTGATACCTTCTCTGCGTTGATTTCGATGTGGTGGTAGATTGTGCTTTGGCGTTGGATCGGGTCTCCGATCACTCTCCACGTTTCCCCGTCGATGACGAGCTCGTCGTGGGCGTTGATGTCTGTGTATCTGGTGTAGATCCGTGCCGCTGTGGTCGTGCTTGATCCGTTGATCTCAACCTCGGAGGCTGCCTGATGATCTACGCGCACCTGGATTGTCGCTTCGGTGTCGTAGGTCGGGGTCGGGTTGCCGTATCGATCCAACGTCCCGTCCAGTCGGCGGAGGGTCGCGGTCTGATTGAGAAGCGCGTCAAAGCTCACGATGTCACCTTGTATGCGTCCAGCGTGGCCTGCTCGTTGGCGCGAAGAACTGGCGACGGGTCGCCGTAGGTCACGCTGTATGAGCCGATCGTCTCCTGCTTGATCCCGCTGCTTCCGTCGTGGATGCGGCCGGCCAGGGACAGGGCAACGCCCACGATTGCTTTTGGAACGGTCGCGAACCCGTGGTTGTAGATGATCTCGATCGATCCAGGCAGATCCAGCCAGAGATGTCCGTCGGTTCTCTTGACCCACCCCTTTTTGCTCCACCGGTATGCGGTCGATGGGACGAGCTCGCCGTCCACCTCGATGCTGTCGATCCCGTTGACCGGGGCCGCTGGCAAGATCAGGGTGTTTGTGCCTGTCCCGTCCAGCTTTGCGGTGTCATTCAGGATTTGCGTGATGCTGTGCCCGCAGTAGGTTCGGATGGTGTCGCTTGCGATGTCGAGGGCCTGTTGTGCCGCTGCTTCGTCTGCGATGTTGCGTCCGAGCCAGGCTTCAAGCTGTTGAACGGTTGCGAGGCTACTCATCCTCGTTCTCCGGCGTTGTGATCTCTGCCGGCTCAGTTTCTACAGCTTTGCTCTTGGCCGGCTTGATTGCTTTGTTCTTGGCCGGTGCTGATGGCTTGATGTATTCCTTCAGCCCGAGTCGATCGGCTTCGCGTTGCGGCAGTCTGATGAGAACGCCTGGTTCGATTTCTACTGTGATTGTGGCCATGTCTCTCTCCTCTAGTGGTCTATCAAGGCAACAGCCCGGCGAAGGTGGCCTTCGCCATCCCCACCGGGCTGTTTGCTTCTCTTGGTGCTACTACGCTGTCAGATCGACCGTGCAGAACGCTTCTGGGTGTAGAACACCGAAGGCTGCGCGTGCGTTCGCGACGAGGGCAACGAGGCCCTTGATTGCGTAGTCGCTGTGCTGTGGATACAGCGATACTGTGAGCGGCTGACGCTCCCAGATGATGGCCTTGCGGAAGTCGCCGACGATGGCGTTTCCGACCGGGACCGCTGAAGAAACCACGCGAGGCAAGCCCCAGATGGTCGGTGTCGATGAGCTTGCTGGTCCGCCGAACAGGTAGTCGGTGTTTCCGCCGCTGAGCAGATCGATCTTCTCATTGTCCTCTGGGTGAACCAGCACGGCAGATGCGCGGCTTGTGCCGAGTGTCTGAACCTTGCGGATCGCCTTGCGGATCGATGTGACGATGTCTGTGTCGAATGCCTGCGCTTGCACGTAGCCGGTGTTGAAGATACCGGTCATGTTCTCGCCGAGGCCGTTTCCGTTGATGATCTGATCTTCGAGCTCTTCGGAAACCGCGTAGGTGAGAAAGTTGTTCGCGATTGTCTCCAGCTGTGCGCTGTCACTGAGTGCGCGGACTGATGCTGGGATGAACGTGCGAACGTCCTTTACTACTGCTGTGTCCTTGATGAAGGTCAGCGTGCTCTCTGCTGCTGGGTCGCCTTCGGCTGTTGGTGCTGCTGCGTTTACCGATTGTCCGGCTGTGATGCGCATTGCACGAGCGAAGTCTACTGCGTCAGATGATGTCGATCCGATTGTGACGAGATCGAGTGCTGTAAGGCCTCCGCGTCCGTATGCGAGGCCAACCGGGGCGTAGCGATCGTTGGTGATCGTCGCTCCTGCTGATGTGTCGCTTGAACCGAGAAGGGTTGCCTTGATGCCACCCACTGATACTGATGGTGAGTTTGGAAGGGATTTTACGTCCGGCTGACCGTTGCGGGTCGCGTCCGAGATCCAGTTCTTGAATGCTGGGTCTGCGAAGAGCTTTGCGCCTGTGGTGCGTGCCTCGGATGCTGGGGTCTTGTCGACCTTTGCGTCTGCGAGTTCTGCGCCCAGTGCGTCTACTGCCTTGCGGAGCTCAGCATCTGCTTTGACGGCCTTTGCGCCCGAGATTGCTGCTTCAACGGTTTCGCGCTCTTCTGTTGTCAGTGCGCGGCCTTCTGATGCTGCTGCTTCTGCGAGCTGCTTGGCCTGTTCGATCAGGTGCTTCATTGTGTTTCTCCTCTGTAGGTTAGGGATGCGGTGTCGCTTCGATCTCTGCGAGATCGAGAAGTGCTACTGCGATTTCCGGTTTCATCCCCCGCTCCTCGACCTTGACCGTTGCCGGTTCCTCGGTCTTGGCAGGCTCTGCCGGTGCTTCGAGTGAACTCAGAACCTCGTCGAGCATTGCTTTCGCCTGGGCGATGAGGTTCTCGTTCTTTGAAGAGAGGGTGCGCCCGGCTTTGATGTTCACAAGACGAGCCTTCTCTTCTGGGCCTTCGGTGGCCTTTTCTTCGGTCAGCTCGAGCTCGCTGAACCGGAAGCCTCTGAAGAGGTCGGTCGCCTGATACTGCTCGTCTGCTTCTGTGTAGATCCGAACCATCGCGAGCGGGTCTTCTGCGGTTGCCTCGAGGCTCAGAGGGTCGCCCTCCACGCCGAAGCTGCCTTCGGTCATGATGTATTCGACCCGGCCGTAGCCTTCTGGCCAGGTGACCCACGATCCCTCTTGAAGATCGCCGGGTTCTGCTTTGGTCTTTGCCCCGAGTGCTGCTTTTGCTGCGATCAGCTGGGTTGCCGGATTTGCGCCCTTGAGCGTTGGGCCGGCTTCCAGGATCGACAGCTCGAGAAGCTCGTTTACGCCGTCGCCGCCCTTCTGCTCCTCGATCACGTCGTATGCGAAGCTGAACTCGTTGACTACGCGCTCGGCCAGGAGGGTTCTTACTGTCTGTGCTCGTGGTGTGTCGAAGAACGCTGCCCTGACGAGCAGCCCGTCTTCGGTCTCTTCTACTGAAAGTGCCTTGCCGATGAAGCTCTCTGCGTTGCCCCAGTCGTGGCTCCAGACGATTGGTAGGGTTCTGCCGCCGGCCTTGTATGCTGCGAGGCTCTTTTCGAATGCCCCTGGCATCACTCGATCGCCGACGAGGTCGGTGTTTCCGAACACGCTGACGATTGCGGTGAACTCACCGTGTGGTGCCTCGCTTGATGCGGCCTTCACCTCGATGGTGTTTGCCGGGAATGTCTTGGTCTGCACTTTGCTTCCCCCTTTGCTCTCTGTAGTTGTGCTGCTTTCTTCGTTTCGCTCAAGATCGGCGAGGATGCCCTCTGCCCATCTCCGGCCTGGGTCTCCGCCCCAGAGTGCCCACGCGATCCGTCCTGCTGATGGGTAGCCGTCTTCCCCCGACGACCACCCCTGTCCCTGCTTGTCCACCTCGTGTCGCGCGAAGTAGCTGACCATCCTTGCGATGGTTTCGTCTGATAGGTTGCGGCCGTTTGCGATGTCTCTTGCCCGTGCTACGCCGATTTCTGTTCCGCCACGGCCGTATTCGGCGCGCCAGTCAAGTCCGCGTTGTGCCTCTTCTCGTGCCGCTTGTGGTGGAACCGCTTTTGCTGCCTTTTCACTCACATCAGTCTCCGAAGTCGCAGATGCACTGGCAGTTTGCTGTCTCTTCTGGATCGAGCGATGGGTGGCCTGGCCACGGAGCTCCGTTGGAGAAGTCGTCTTCGATTGGGACGGACTCACCGTCTAGGATTGCGTGGCTTGATCGTGGATTGCCTGATGTGACGATCCAAGTCTTGAGCCTTCTGCCGTTGCCCCGTGCGCTCTCGTTGCGTGCGAAGTTAGCGACCGAGGTTGCGATGCTGTATGCCGCCGAGATGTTGTCGTTGTCGGTCATCTCGTCGAACAGGCCGTCGATTGCCTCTGTTGGGTCTTCGTCGTCAGCAAGGTCGCGCAGTCTCGATGCGATCCGTGCTTTGGTGGCCTGGTTCACTCGCTTTGCTGCACCGGCTGCCACAGCCTCGAGGTAGTTCTGCCCGTTGTCGATGTCCCACTCGCCAACCGTGGCCGCTGATTTCTTTGCGGCCTTTCGAAGAGATGGCAGGAGGTCTTTGGCTAGCTCACGGTCGAAGCGATCTTGGTCGTAGATCCGGCTTGCATCTGCTTTGGTCTCTGCGATCGCGTCTTTCTGCGCCCCCAGTTTGCTGATGATGGATCGACGTTGCCGTTCGATGTTGCTGCGGAAGATGCGGTTGAGCTCTTTCGCGCTTTCTGATCGGATGCGCACGTACGAGTCCCGGCCGAGTGCTGCTTTGGTCTGGGTCTCGTTGTCTGATAGTGTGCCGATCGTTCTTTCGTCGCTCACGCTGTCTTGCGGTGATGCTTGCCCGCCGATCAGAACGTTGAGTGGTGTTACCAGCTCGTCGCCCCCTGCGATTGATGAGAGATTGAGTCGGGCGCGTGCTTCGTTTCTTGTCAGGTATGGCGCGCCCACTGATGCCTGTAGCACGGCTGCCTGTTCTTCGAACGATCCACGCAGCTTGTCCTGCAGCTGGAACTCTAGGTATGTGCTCTCGTCTGTTCCGAAGTCTGGAAGCAGCTGCGCTTCCAGCTCCTCTTGGATCAGGGTGAGCCACGGGGCGAGGGCGTTCTGGTATAGCTGGCGGTTTTGCTCGGTCAGAGATGCGTAGGTCGTTGCCCCGAGTCCGAGAAGGCCGGCTGGCACGCCGTATGCTGCCGCGACGATTTCGCGCGCTAGCTGCGCGGTCTCGAGATACTGCGCGTCGCGGGGCGAGAAGGTCTCGAGAGGCTTTGCGATCATGCCCTCTTCCAGCACTGCGGTCTTGCCGCTGTTTCGTGCGCCGGTGAACGATGCGTCCCATTCTGCTTTGAAGCGTGATCGCGCGTTGTCGCTCCACGGCGGTGCGCCGAGTGGCCGTTCGATTACGAGCGATGCTCTTGCACCTTGTCGCCAAAGCCCTTCGCGGTGTTCTGCTGCCGCATACTGCTCTGCCAGAAGCTGGCGAAGTGTTTCCAGCGGGGAGAGTCCCTTGCGTGGGTCTTTCGGGTCGTAGCCGTGGATGTGGATGACCTCATCGCGGCTGAACTCCACTGTTCGGCCTTGCCCGATTACTTGGTATCCGTCCGGTCGAAGCCAGTTTGTCCCGATTGGCTTCACTAAGTTTGGTGGGATGCGAACGAGCGCGATCTTGCCGTCTGCGTTGCGCACCTTGACCCGGATTGCTTCGTCGAAGATGCAGAGATCCTTCACGAGGGCTTCCATCCAGCGTGTCCGCGTGATGTATACGTCCGGGTTCTCGATCGTCGCTGTCAGCGGCGTTCCTGTGATGCGTTCGCGCTCCGTGTCGCTCACCCGGCGGTATGCCTGAAGTGGGATTTGGGCGATGTTGCGTGCGAGGAAGTCGATGACGGTGCGAACCTCGTGCTGTGTCTTGTAGAGATCTGCGTGGTCGATTTGGCGGTCGTCGAACAGCTTGATTGATCCTGAAAGTGTTGCCGACAGCGGTGTCTGTGGGCGCACGTTCAGCAGCTCGTCTCCGTTCTGTACGATTGCCATTTTACCCCTCCGTGATCTGGATGAACTCGATGTTCGCCTTCTCGATGATGATCTCACCTGAAACCTGAACAGGTTCAGATCCGGGTTCGATCACTGTTGCACCCTTGATGACGATGATGCCAGCCGGGGCCTCGATGAGGTATCCCTGAAAGGCGGTGCCTGATTTCAGATTGATCAGGCACCGCTTAGCTTTCGCGATCCTCTTGTATGCTCTAGTTGACGGCATTTACCCTTAGCCCCATTCTCGGAGCCGTTTGGGTGAACCCGGTCTGGTTCGTGATGTTGTTGTCCAGCGTCCCGTTTTGGTAGTCGAAGGTTGACCAGTTCTCGCTGCCGTTGTAGAGGCCGGTGATTGAGGTCATGTTCCCGATGATGTTGTCTGGGATGCCGAAGCTGTAGTATGGGTCGGTGAGGCCACCCATTTCGATCACCCAGCTGCCGTGGTTTCCGGCGTTTGGATCGATTGGCCCGTGCGCGAAGCCCATCCAGTGGAGCTTGTTTGCTTCGATTGTCGTTGTGCTTGCCAGTGTGAAGGATTGTGGCCCTCCGTTTGGTCCGCCTTGATCGCTGGCAGCGATGGTGAAGTATCCCAGATCCTTGTGGAGGTTGTTCGGCAGGCCTTGCTCGTTTGAGTTGTAGATGTATCCTCTGATCTTGAGGCCGCCGTTGCCGGATGTTGATGGTGGGTTGTAGCTGAGCCCGACCGCGAACTTGTTGATCACCACCTCTTTGGCGAAGATGATTGGGACGAGGAAAGCGTTGTATCCGCCGATCCCGCTGTAGACGGTTTGGTTTCGTCCGAAGTAGGTTCGTGCGGCCTGTGGGTCTTTGATGATTGCGTTTTCCGTGTTGAGCGGGTCGCCGTTGATCCAGTCGGTTCCGTCGTAGATCAGTGCCTCACCGAGATACGGGTTGTTGATGTTGGTGTCGGTCAAGCCGGTCAGGGCTGATGCGCCGCCGCCCCCTGGTGCGTAGAAGCTGCTGTCCATTTTACCTTACCTCCAAGATGCGGATGTCTTGTCCCGCTTGTGATGAGATTGCGTACACGACCGCTCCAAGCCGGAGATCGATCGTTCTTGCCCCGCCTGCTGGCAAGGGAGATCCATTTGATGAAGTGACCTGTGCGTTGCCGCCGATCCAGATTGGCACCGATCCGTTGTTGAGGATTTCGTATGTGATGCGCCCGTCTTTGGCGGCTGCGCTGGTGTCAGTGACGTTGATGATTTGGGTTGCCGTGGTGCCCACGGTCGTTGCTGATGCGATGATCACAGAAGCTCTACTCCTCTTTCCTCGTAGACCGATTTGCCGGTCAGGGATGTCCCGGCCAACATCGCGCTGTTGATTGCCATGATGAGGGCAACCAGCCCGTCGATGCGTGCGGTCGACTTGGCCTTGTCTGGTTTCAGATTGCCGGCCGGGTCTGTTGATACCAGTGCTCCGTCGGCGTGCGCGCTCAAGACGGGGTGCGAGGCGTGGTGGATGCCCTCACTCATGATCAGCCGCTCGAGTTCTTTGGTCGGCGCGCTCATTGTGGCGAAGCCTTGTCGGGTTGGTGCCACCCGAAGCCCCTGTTCGGCGAGTTCTACCACCAGCTGCGTGCTGTTCCACGGGTCGTAGGCGAGCTCGAGGATGTGGTGGTCTGTGGCCAGCTGCTCGATGAACGCTTTGATGAACCGGTAGTCGATCACGTTGCCTGGTGTCAGATTGAGATGGCCGCTTGCTGCCCACTGGCCGTAGGGTTGCCGATCCCGCTTCTCTCGTTCTGCGAGTGCTGCCTCGGGTATCCAGAAGTGTGGGATTGCTGTGAACGATCCGTCTTCCTCTGGGAACACCTGAACCAGGGCCGAGATGTCGGTGGTCGATGATAGGTCGAGTCCGACGAAGCAGGCGCGTCCTTTGTAGTCCTCGCGATTGATCGGCTTTTTGCCGCAGGCGTGCCAGGCATCCATGTCGATCCACCGCGATACTTCTCTTGTCCAGCGGTTGAGGTATAGCTGCGCGAACGTGGTCTGTCGGGCCGGGCTTGCTTTGGCCTTGCGGATTTCGTCTTCTAGAAACTCTTCCATCACCGTCGTGCCTAGGGATGGGTTGACCTTGCGCCAAACTTTTGGGTCGGTCCAGTCGTCGTCCTGCTCGGCCGAGTAGATCACGGTCAGATACGATGGGTCTTCGAGCTCGTTGGCCGCTACCCGGACCGCGTAGTCGTGCTGCTCCCATGCGATGTGGTTTGGGTCGTATACGCCCGCCGTTGTGATGCCGATGACGATCGGTTGTCGGCGTGCGCCCACCGATGAGCTCATTACGTCCCAGATCTCTCTGTTCTTGTGGGCGTGGACCTCGTCAAGAACCGCGATGTGGGCATTGAAGCCGTGCTGTCCTAGTGCTTCTCCTGAGATGGTGCGGAGAACGCTGCCCGTTTTTGGTACTTCGATGTATGATCGGACCGCGCGGCATCGTTTTCGGAGGGCTGGCGATCCGTCGACCATTTTCTTGGCGGTGTCGTAGCAGATGCGCGCCTGCGCTCTATCGCGTGCGCCCATGTATACCTGCGCGCCCGGTTCGTTGTCAGCTACCAGCCCGTATAGCGCGAGGCCGGCGGCGAGAGTGGTCTTGGCGTTCTTTCTTGGCACCTCGATCCACACCGTTCTGTAGAGTCGGGTTCCGTCTTTTCGTTTGTATCCGAACAGCGGTCTGATGATCTCGTATTCCATCCACGGCATCAGCTCCCACTTTTCGCCCGCGCCGCGTCCTTCTACGAGATGCAGAAGCCCGAAGAACTTGACCGCTCTATCGGCTGCCTCTTCGTCGTAGTAGGCACCTTCTGGAAGGTTCTTGCCTGCTGATGTGTGTGTTGGTCGGGTCCAGTTGATCTCAGTCGAGGATGTCGTCTTCTGTGTCATTCTGTTCCGCCTTTAGCCTTGTCCGGGCTGATGGTGTCAGCCCTAGCTCTCCCGCTAGCATCCGGATCAGTGTTGCGCTGTCTCTCTGAACTCGAACCGCCGGGTTGGTCACTACGCCGTCGCGTCTTCCCTTGATCAGAACGCCGGATCGATCGACCAGCTCGCTCGCTTTCTGGTAGTTCACCACCGCGTTTACGTATGCTGCGAGGATGTCCTGATCGGCTTCGAAGAGAAGCCCCATCGCGTCGAGCTGCTTTGATGTCCGTCTCCACACCGCTTTCGCTTCGTCGCTCATCCAGGATGGGCATTTCGGTTTGCTGGTCTTCGGCTTTGGCTCACTCTTGTTGATCCGGTCCTTGCGTTCGCCTCTGATCACACGAAGATGCGTCGGTGTGGGTGCTGGTCCTGGCTTAGCCATTGTCCTCGTCCTCTTGCTCTTCGAAGTTGGCCGAGATGTCCTTCGGTTCTCCGTTGAGAAGCGGGATCGTTCCCGTTGCTTCTTGGTAGCGTTGTGCGATCACATCGCAGTAGGCTGGGTCGAGCTCGATGCTTCGTCCGATGCGGCCGGTCGCGGCACAGGCCATGATGGTAGATCCGCTGCCGGCGAATGGGTCGAGAACGATTGCGCCCTGCTTGCTGCTGTTCTCGATGGCTCTTGTGATCAGCTCGATTGGCTTTGTGGTGGGATGCAGATCGCTCTTGCTTGGGCGGTCAACAAGCCACACGTCGCTTTGCGTGCGGTCGAGAACCTCTGCGAGTCGGGCCGCTTGCTCGTTCCACCCATACCAGATTGGCGAGAACGGTCCGTTGTGTCCTTGCCAGATCGGTTCGTACTGCGTGTGGTAGTCCTTGCGGCTGAGAACGAGGCGATCCTTGACCCAGATGATGGTGCTGCTCCAGTGGAAGCCTCCGTCGCGCATCGCCTTGTCGATTGATGGCCACTCTTGTGCGCTCATCACTACGTAGGCCGGCGCGCCGTCTCGTGTGTATTCTTTGAACATCGCGACGAAGCCGTTGATGAACTTGGTCCAGTCGTCGGTGCTCAGGTTGTCGTTCTTGATTGTGCGGTGCTTGTAGCGAGGGTTGTCGTTGCCGCCGTAGTTCACATTCCAGGGTGGGTCGGTGAAGAGGAGGCTCGCTCGTTCTTTGCCGAGAAGCTTGTCGTATACCCTCGGGTCGGTGCTGTCCCCGCAGATGAGCTTCTGCTTGCCGAGGGTCCACACGTCACCCAGCTTTGTGGTCACCCGCTTCGGCTTGTCTGGAACTGTGTCTGTGATTGTGGCGGCCTTCTCGCTGAGGCTGCCCCCGATGACCTCTGCGAGATCGTCGTCTGTCCATCCGGTCGCGCCAAGAAGATCGGGGTTGTTCTCGCGCAGATCTTCCACGAGCTTTTCGAGTGCGGCCGGGTCGTAGCCGCCCAGCTCCGCCGTGCGGTTGTCTGCGAGGGCGTAGGCTTTCGCCATGTCGTCGTCGTCCTCGACGAAGATCGCGGCGATCTTGTCCCAGCCCAGTCTCTTCGCTGCTTGCAGCTGATGATTGCCGGCGATCACGATCCCGGTCATCCCGTTGTCGTTCTCTCCGGTTCGGCGAACCACGATCGGCTTGCGTTGGCCGAAGGTCTTGTAGCTGCGTGCTACTGCCTCTACGTCACCCTTTCTTGGGTTGCCCGGCAGCAGCTCGATGTTCTCGATCGGGACGGCTAGTGGTCTAAGTTGTTCTGCGATCCCAGCGCCGTCTTGCGCGCCTGGGGCTTTCTTGTTCTTCGATGGGGTGCTCATACCCTAGAGGTGTGCTCAGGGCTGGTGACATTTCCACTCTAACCTGTCGGTGTGAGGGCGAAGTCTCGGGCGCGGTAGCGGACGGCCGGAACTCCACGATTTTGACGCCCCTTCCCCTACTTTTTTCGCGCGTTTACTCGTCCTTTTTGATGGTATCGTAGTATGTTCTGCGGCTGTGGCAGCTCTTGCACATTGGCCTGAGATTGTCGAGGTCGTGTGTGCCGCCGTCTTTCAGCGATGTGATGTGGTCGACCTCTGTTGCTGGTGCTCCGCAGTTCCTGCAGTTGGGTTCTGCTCTGAGGACTCTCTTGCGGATCGCTTGCCACTGTGGTCCGTAGTCTCTCCAGATCTCCCGCTCTCTGCGGGCGGTCTCTCTCTGTCTTGCGTGCTCTTTGCAGCGCGCTCCCTCGACCAGCTCTGGGCATCCTGCTGTTGCGCATCTTGTTGGTGGTTTCCACGGCATGGCCAGACCAGTGCTCGGGGGTGGGTTCGTTCTGCGCGTGGGGGGCGCGCTTTGCCGGGGGGTGTATTGGGTGGGGGGGG